CGCGATAGGCCCACTGACATACATTAGCGATGATCTGACGTCGTGGCAACATCACACCAGCAAGGTCGAACTTACTGGCTAGTTCAAACTCAACTGCTGCGCGGTTTTCATTTGCCTTACGATCTACATACCATATCTCATCAGGAAACTTAGCGTGCGGATCTGCCCCGGCCTCACCGTCCAGGTATTTCTTCAGCGTACGGATCCGAACAACCTTCGCCCCACCAAGGTCATTGCCTGCGGTAATCATGTTAACTTGCAGCAGCAATGCAGTAATACTGCTGCCAATGTTGCTAACGGTTAGCGACGGACGAGGCAACGTGCCGGTGCTGGAATAATCAAAGCCAGTAGCCTCAATCGGCAGCCTTACATACGCTTGGCCATTCCATGTGATGTTACCAGTTACCGCTGCATTGACACCATTATGGAAGTAATAAATCGTGCTGCTACCATGCAACGTACTATCAAGATGCAACTGGAACAGCTCGATGATGGCATTAGGTGCCAGCACGCTGAGGTCTTCATAGACCGCGCTGATCGCTGTCCAGGTAACGCTACCATCGACAACCGTGCCATCAATCAGCGTTGGCCATGCCGGCTGCGTGGCGCCTGATGTGCCAGCCGTTGTGCACCTAAACACCAGGCCAAAGTCCTGCACCGTACTGGCGCGAACAATGGCGCCAACCGCATAGCTAGTAGCACTGGCCCAGGCTGTGTATGCCATTAGGGTTCGTACACTTCCCGGAATTTGGCTTGGATTGTGTTGAAGTTACATGACCGCAGTGTCACCTGCCACTCCTCGCAAACATACTTACCTGCGCTGCCACGCGGTGGTGTCCAGTCAAAACTTTCGACTGCGTTGCGCGCCTCCAAAAACGTAAGGATGTTGTCGCGTTCGGTATCAGTGCGTTCTGAAAAGGTAAGCGTCCATTCCTTTGGATCAGTGTTCAATCCAAATGTTGCGCGCATTTCATAGCCATCGCCATACTGAATCTTGGAGACACGCGGCTTGCTTGCTTCCGTTGCTTCAAAGCTCGGTGTGTAGGTAAAGGTTGCCATCAGGCCAACAATCCTCCAGGACGCTTTTGCTTGACCAGTTCAGCCTGCACGCTAGCAGCAATCGCTTTGCCCAATGCAGCACTGTTGCCAGCATCACCGGAGACGCTGGTGCCTTTGGCGTCCACGCTGACGTTGACCGTGGTGCTAGAACCGCCGCCTTGCATCGACACGGGGATGCGCCGGCCATCAGGAAGAGGCACAAAGGCTTCAGGCCTTGAGCCTTCGCCAAACATCGCCAGCTGGGGGGAACTGGCGATGCCACCTGATGCGTATTTCTTGAGAGGCATCGGGCCGTCGCCGGTCATGATGCCGCCGTTGGCGAACGAGATCCCCGAGAACGCTGCAGGATTGAAGCCAACACTGCTGGCGTTGAACTGCGTGAAGCCACCGCCGCCACCTGCAAGAAGGCCGCCACCGCCACCGCCGATTGCGCCAATCGCCTGCATGATTTGCTTAAGGACTAGCTGTTGAATAATCATCCGTGAGGTTGCCTCAAGGATGCTGATTGCGAAATCACGAAAGTTTGCGGTGCCAGTGGTCGCCAGCGAAACCAGCGCATCTTCGATTCCTTTGAAGGCTTGTTGGCCGAGATTAGACAGAGCATCACGCATGGTACCGATCTGCTCGATGTAACCACTCAGCCCATCCTTCAATCCGCCCATGACATCGTTGTTGTATTGCAACGCACGAGCATTGTCATAAACCGACTCAGTGGCTCTGTCGATTGCTTCGCCTTGGCTAGCGTAAAGTTCTGCAAAATCTTCCCGGTAGGTTTTATCTGCTAACGCTACATTTGCGGCTGATAGACTATCAATCAAATCCGCAAACGGTTTAACATCTAGCGATCCGCCAGCCTTATTCACTTCACGGGAAAGCTCTACAACGCTAGCAGTAAGATCGTCTATTTGCCTGTTGTTATCAGTGATCGCCTTGCTGCGATCTATAAGCAGTTGCTCAATAGGTGAGGCGCCTACTTCCTTGTATGCTGATGTAACATCTTCAACGCTTCTACGTAATTTTTCTTGCAAGTCGATTGCTTGTTTGGTCAAGTTGGCGCGTTTCTCCAGGAGCCTTTCCAGTTCAGCTGCTCGCCTCTTGGCTTCTGCTGCCGCTTTCGCATCGGCTGCGCTGGTGTCAAGTGTTAGCGCGCGGTCTCGTGCCGTTGCCTTGGGTGCTGCCGCTGATCCAAAGGCCAGCTTGTTGAGGTCTTTGATAGCCTCCTGCGCTTCTGCAAATCCACTAGTTGCGCGTTTGGTAATGGTATTAAATGCACCGCCAAAGTCGCCAGCAAATGCCTGTTTTGCTGCCTGCAATGCTGCGAGTATATTTTTAATCAAGATGTCCACCGCTTTTACCACGGTGTAAATCGCCACGGCAAGGCCGCGAATCACGCCTTCGATGACCTTGAATAGCGCCGTCCAATCTTGATCGGTGTCGAACAAATCGCTAAACACCTCCAGGATCGACTGCAGAGCCGGCAGCAATTCGGCGGTTAGCTCCAGACCAAAGGCATTCGTCCTGACGCCCAACTCGGTGAGCGATTCGCCAAATTGATCTGATCGCTTTGTAAACTCCTCAAACTCTTTTGGTGTCAGTTTGGACTTGAACCGTTCAAGGCCGACCGAGCCTTCATTCAGCAGCGGGATGAGATCAGCACCAGCTTTGCCAAACAGCGCGACTGCTACTTCTGCCTTCTTTGCACCGTCCGGCATGTCAGCAAACCGATCGGCGATCTGCTTCAGCGCTTTGTCAGCCGGCACCACCTGGCCATTGGCGTTCTTGACGTTGACGCCCAGCGATTGGAACTTCCGCGCTAAATCTTCGTTGCCCTCCGCCGCCTTGACTAGGTTTATGTTGAGCTTGCCCAGCCCTTTGCCAAGGGTGCCTAGGTCCACGTCAGCCACCTTGGCTGCGTTGCCAATGGCAAACAATGAGGATGCAGCTATGCCAGTCTTGATCTGCAGGTCGTCAAGCTCACCTCCTGCGTCGATCGACTTCTTCACAATGGCGCCTAGGCCGCCCACAATGGCGCTGCCGGCGATTGCCGTGGCAAAGCCACCCACCGCACCCTTGAGGCTGTTGAAGCCCATCGCGGCGTTCTTGGCCTGGCCCTGGAGGCCCTGCAGCGAGTTGCCCAGCCGGCGGATATTGTTCTCGCCCTGAACGTCCGCCTTGATGCGGAGCATGGCGTCCATGTTCATCGCCATGGTCAGCCCCCCTGCTTGTTGATGGCTTGCATGGCAGCGACCTCCATGGTCTGTAGGTCTTCCAGCAGTGTGCGCTGGTCTTCCACTCCATACAGTCTAAACAGCCATTGGACCGCTGCATAGTCCAAGCCGATCACCCCACTCATGGTCGTGCGCCATTGCGTCTGGGCGCGCAGGAACATCTCAATGGCTGGCCAGTTTTCTGGCCAGACGCCGAAGTCTTCAGCCGGTGCATCCGGCAGATCCGGCAGGGCGATGCCCATGGCCGCGGCATCGGCGGCGGTTTCGTCAACGACGCTCCCGCCCGCCCAATGCTGCGCGGCCTCTATCAGTTTTTTCGCTTAGCTCCTTTGATGCTGTCCATGTATGCCTTTAGCACAGCGATGGCCAAGAATGGCACCTCAAGCAATTCGTCCAATCCCTTCTGGCTGAAAGGGATCTCTTTACCTTCGTCATCGTTGATGCCAGACCAACCCACCAGCACATCGCGAGCGATGTTGGTGATTTGATCCAGATCGCCAAGGTCTTCGAGCTTCTGGAGCTCGGCAACCATTGGACCGATTGTACTTTGTGGCAGGCGCTTGAACTCACCATCAAAGGTCTGGCGCTCGTGGCGGCCACCATCAATCGGGAGATCAAAGGCGACCGGCCACGAGTAAGTGCCAGATTGCTTAAGAACGAATGCCACGCGGATCAGGTGTAAGCGATTGACAGCTCATCATTGCCCGAACTGGTCGGAACCGCAATGAAGGGCATGTTGAGCATCTGCACGCCGTCTTGGTCGCTATAGCTCAGATTGCCCAGGTCAGACTGTGCAGTCGTCACCGTGCACCTGTTGCCGGCTGTGGTGCCGTGCTGGAAGGTGATGCTCCCAGTGCTGCTGCCAGTGGCAATCGCGAAGAAGTCCTTCGCCGTGATGGTCGGCGCCTCGATCACGACGGTGCCGCTGGGTGCTCGGTTGGTGATCAGGATCTCCTTCGAGCAGCCGACCAGCTCGCGATAGATGACATCGTTGGCCATCGAGAAGTTGTAGGACTGCAGACAACCGCTGTAGGAGAA